ATGATTTTAAGGTTGATTCTGTGTTATCAATAGAATTAATTGGACTTACAGTAAATGTATATTTTTCATCAGCCATATTAGTGAAAGCTGTGGTACTCATATTAGTCAAAGTTATAGTACTCATAATATATATCTCTTATTGAAAATAGTCAACTATTGTTTTGTAGTTTTGGTTTTTAATTTCAAGCTTTTGAGTATGATTATACTGAAACGTATATGTAGAATTAATAGTGCTTCTATTACCAAGTAAATATTCACGCACTTCTGTCGCCATATCTGCAGCAGTTTGCACTGGTACATTTTGACAAATATGATTATAGTTTTTTCTGATTGGTTCTACAAGCTCAAAATTATCAGGCAAACCCATGATAGTCATAGCTTCTCTATAACTAATATAGCGATCTTCATCGGGATGTGTAAGCATCATAGGATAATGACCAACAAAGGCACCAATATAATCACAGGGAATAACTGTTCCGCGCTTCATAATATTTCCCCCCGATTCTAGTTTTGCTTTTTTATATTCACACTTTTTAGCTTCATTTTCTAAACCATTTTTTCTCATCCATTCAGCTAAACGAATATAATCATGCCCGCTTTTTTCAATATAAGAAAATACATCATTACTACGTGTTTTAAGAGGATCGATTGTTTTACAAAACTCTTTATGAGTTAAACCTGGGTGTACTTCCTCTAAAATATAACGATAATAAGGATCATCTTTACTTGGTGTTTTTTTATTTATAGATTCTCTTTGAGAATTTCCGCGGGCATTTCTAATCGTATCTTCAATAGTAGAACGAGGTCTATTATAATATTCCATAACAGGTGTTCTATCACCTTTCCAGAAAAAATAGAAAGAACGTTCACGCACTTGAGGAACACCATGAAATAGTGATTTAGTTCTATAAACAGTCATTGAATAACCAGCTTCACGGCCAATATTATATAATTGATTTCTTACTGTGTCACCAATTTTACCTGCGAATGTTGGAGCATTTTCACCATAGAGAACTTCAGGCTTCATTTCATTTAGAACATATTTTGTAGATTCAACCATCCAACGATTATTCTGATTATGATCGCCATAGCCTTGAGAAAGCATTGATAGACCAGCACAAGGGCATACTGTATGAACTACATCTACTTTAGAAGTTGGTGATTCACCTTTATCTAAAACATAATAAGGAACTTCATTATTATAATGATTAATCAAATGCTGATCATTATTAAAAAATGGTTCATATGATACTAGATATTCTGGACGATTACCAAAACTTTTTTCAGCACCGAGTGTCATTCCACCAATTAAAGGCACAATAGCAGCATGTTTCATTCAAAAAAAACTCTCTATAGTTATTACATTATTTTTATTTGTCATTATTTACTTATGATCTATTGCAATGCGCAAAGCAGAATTTACCGCCATATCCATATCTATATATACGTATTGTCCACACCGACCAACAAAGGTAATATTACTTTCTTTATCAGCTAGTTTTTTATATTGATTGTATTTTTCTCTGTTAATACCAGCAACATCTTTAACAGGATAATATCTTTCCATATTATTATCTATATAATCGCATGGTTCTTCAAATGTTAAAGTAGTAAAAAGATTATTTGATCCATGACCTGGCAATAATCGCCATTCGGTAACACGCGTATATGGTCCATCATTTGTAAAATTTACTGTAGCAGTAGGTAATAGACGATTCATTGGTATTATTTTATTATGAAATTTAATAGAGCGATATGGAAGAGGACCATATTCATAGTTATAATATACATCAATTGGAGTTGAATTAAAAACATGATCATATTTTGAGATCATTATCTTATTAAATGTAGTTAATAATTCAGTATTTAATTCAACTTTAATTTTAGGATGATCTAGCATTTTTTTTATTAAAGATGTATATCCATCTTTTGGCAGTGCTTGATACTTATCATCTGGAAAATACAACTCATTCATGTCATTCCGAATTAGCACACGTTGCAAAATTGTAGGATCAATTTGCTCAATATCCAACCCCCACATTTTCTTTGTGTAGGGGCGGAAAAAAGTATCAACAATATTATGCTCTCCAACTAGAGTGCGTGTTTCAGCATTTACTGGTAGAGTTACATATCGACCATCTGAAAGTAATGCTTTTACTTTATGTTGATAATCTATCCATTCACAAAACTGTCCAAGATAGTTAAAGATTTTTTCATTTTTAGTATGAAATAAATGTGGGCCAAATTTATGAACTCTGATGCCGAGATCATCTATATAGTCATAAGCATTCCCAGCAACATGATCCCTGCTATCTATTACTAAAATTTTATGCCCAGCATCTGCTAATTCACGAGCAATAGTAGCTCCAGTAAAGCCAGCGCCAACTATTAAAAAATTTTTCATTTTAAAGCTTCTAAGATCATACTAAGCTCATGCCTAGTAACAGATTTATCAAGCGGATGATGATCATTAAGACATTCACGTTGTTGTTTAGCTAAATTGATTAGCTGTGTTAAATCCATTTGCTCAACATCATGCGCTCTAACGCCAACATAAGCTTCACCATAAACAGCGCCTTCTAGATCATCGCATACTAGAATAGATCCTGCATCAGCAACCTGAAGTGGTCGAGCCCTCCACCAACCAGAGCCAGAATGAAAATACCCTGGCATCAAGCAACCCCACATCTTATTATAAATTTTGCACATTTCAGATTCAATAAGACGCTCTTGCTTATTGTCTCCGCGACGCTGACCAAAATATGTAATAGGCCATTTCCAATTTTCAAGATTTTGTGCTTTTAACCATCTACTAGTCTTGTTTTGAACAAGAGATGCAAAGTTCCAAGATAACAACTTATCTTTTGATTTTGCATTTTCTTCAACAAATGACATAATATTTATTTGCTCACCATAGTTATTAAATAGTGTGCGATTAAGATGATATGGATTAGGATTAAAAGTAAATATTCTATTTGAATCCCAGCCAAGATTCAAAAGATTAACATCACCACCAGCAAATGCTGATATGAGTAAACGATTTTTCTTAGCCATAACAATATCTGTTGCTTCAATGTACATTGAAGTATATGATCTAATATGTTCATAGCTTTCATCGCCTTGATATAATACATGCAAATATTCTCTATATGCCTTTTCGGGGCTATCACGAAGATCATCAGCATAATTTTTAAATGAATTATAAATGTCTTTTACTTGCCAGTCATCAAAAGCTAAAATTGCATCTGATCTAGCAGCAATTGCATATAGGCCGCCCCAAAGACGCTGACAAAAACCTTGAATAGAATGCAGATATACTACTACAGTATCATATGATGAAAGATCTTCACCAATGGTAACAGCGCGTTGTTCAACAATATAACCCATATCTTCTAAACAACGAATTACAGCATAGTGTGAAGGAACTACCTTAATTTCTTGATTAAGGAAATAATCACGTTTACATTGAGCTGCGTTCATGCCTGTAAGTAGAATTTTTTTAGTCATAGATATTTCCTTATTCAAATTTATTATATATCATTATATTTTTATTAATATCTATCTATGTAGAATCAGCTTGCACCATGGTTTCTTCATGATAACAAACAGCAAGAACGCCTGATTCAACAAACATTTCTCGGCTAGTTTTATAAGCATCAACCCATTGTTGACGTTCTTCTACAGCTACAGGATAGCACATAAACACGCGTTTGATACCAACTTGTACTACACCCTTAGCACAATTATCGCAAACAGGAAGCCCATATACATAAAGATCTGCATTATTTAAACTAACACCACTCAATGATGCATTGAATATGCAATTCATTTCAGCATGAATCGTATACTTATATTTTTGTGCTCTATCATTAAGACGATCATATGTATCGTTTACACCGCGAGCAAATCCATTATATCCTTGTGAAAGGATTTGACCATGCTTACCAATAACTACAGCGCCGCATTGAGTACTTGGATCTTTAGACCATGAAGCAATATTCTTCGCTAGTCCAAAGAAATTACTAATCCATTTATTTGATAAGTGAGAAGTGTCGTTCATAGACATGCAAAGATCCTACATTCCAATAAATTAATCCGGATTCAATACCTAAATCATTTGCTAATTTATTTTGAATATAAGACTGCCATGCATAATCATTCCTATATCCAAATAATACATCATTTGAGCGCATTTGTACAACAGAAATTAGCTTTTCTTCACGAATAAGATATTGAACAGTATTTGTGCACATAAAATCTGACATACCATTCTTATTATAATCATTCCACATACTTGGCCGTGTATAGATCATTACAGCACGTCTAGAATATGGAAAAGACTTAAGTTCATTAAGAACTTTTTGATATTGTAAACCGTTTTGGTTAGAATATACGCACCATCCATAATTAGAATTGATGAAACCATTAGAATCAGCAACTTGTTTCCAAATAGCAGGTGGTCCGCCAGGAATAGCATTTACATTAAGTGATTGTGTTTCATACCAAGCAATTTCACGTTCGATATATTTTTCATTAGGTTCGCCGAAAATAAATGGTTCATCAGTAATAAAACTAGCACCAATAATCTCAATAAGTTTTACACCAGTTTTATCTTGCGCAAATAATTCTTGAGCAAGCATCTCACGAAACTTGCTCCTAATATTTTCAACTCTATTTGTTGAGTACATCAATTTTTCCTATTGAAGATATCACGCTCAGTGTCTTGGCCAGGAACACCCCCACGAAGCCAAGCAACTGCAAATGATGCATAGTTAATTAAATCTTTATATGTATCTTCAAGTGACTCAAATTTAGCTTGATTATAAGTACCAGACTCAAGAAGAGATTGAGCACGATAAAGCTTACCTTGTAAAGTGTCATGAATAGTATCTATACCGCGGCGATAGTGCATTGCTTGAGTAACGTTTGAGTTAGGATTCTGATAGTCTTGAGATTTCTTGAGCTGCAACTCAATGCATTCTCTAAGAACTTTGACTGATTCTTTATCTTCACTCATGGTTTATTTCTCATGTATTTTGTTTTAGTTAGAGAACGCCACTCGTTGCCTAGCGTCTCATCATATATAGTATCATATAGAGTAAGGTTTGTCAATTTAAAAGCACGGCAATTATCACCATTCATAAACACAGCTGATGGTTGCCTATAACTCTTTGAGCATTCATAAATACGAATAGGTGCTTTTGCTTCTGGAATACGAACAAAAAACAGTCTATCTACGTTCTCACATTTATTCCACTGAGAAGAACCGAGCATGAAAGCTTTATAGGCATAATTTTCCATAAGAGTCTTGACTTCATACGGTTTAGAGTCAACGACACCGTCTTTTTTTGGATCGTACCATACTGTTTCTTCTACTAAGTTATGTTTATTACGTAAGATTTTGCGTATTAGATCCTCACCTGATTCGCCAATAGCAGTGCGCCAATCATTCATAAACATTAAAAAAACACCTTAGATAGCAGTCCATGGTTACCCTCATGTGATGGAGTTCTCCATCCTTTTGGTTTAATAAGATCCGGCAGTCCCATAGGATTTGGGCGGGAAGCATTTACACCAGTTTTCTTATTCATATTAGCTACTAATACTTCGTTCCATGCTTTATTAGCATCTACATCAAAAGCATCTAGTGTGCCAATAGCTACTACACATAGATCAATAAGAGCATCGACAACGTCTTCTGCCGTTTCAGCGATTGCTAGTTCATTTAGTTCTTCACTAATGAAATTAACTCTAAATTCTAGAAACTTTTTGAGTTTCTCAGAATTCATAGTGTTGATTATCGGATGAACACCATAGTGTTCATGCATCTTATTAATGTCTTCTGACCAATTTGTACTCATACTATACTCCTAAAAAATCCAATTTGGCGGCTGCCTATTTTTCCACGAATGCATCCTTGACTTTCCTATCTTATAATAATGTCGGTAATTTGTCAATGGGTCATCACTTATTTTATACTCATCAGCCATTGCTGAAGGCATTTTAGTCCATTCATATTTACAATAATATTTTCTTTGGCTTTAAAACCAACTAGATCATCATAATCCTTAGAGGTGTCTCTAATGTCCATCTTTATTTCCATTTTGAAGATGAATATAGTTTAAATTCGTCTACTATATCTTTATTAGTAATAGTTTGTAATAGAATTGCATTATTCTTAGAGAATAATTTCATTGTTCGATCATCGTCTGTTATGCCTGTTGTGACTTTTCGCTTATCTTTTGGCATTTTATATAGTCGAACTGTATTATTGTTGAATCTAGAAGGAGTTTCCACAAAGATTAGAATATCAACATCATTGCATTTTTTTAGTTGATCTGGTTTGACAGAAAAAGAGTTTTTCACATGCCATGCTTGTTGTGCTTTTACTTCACAAGTTTTATTATTCACTAGCATATCTTTTTTGCTATCCATATCATCTGATGATTCTTCAACTGATAAACCAAGAAAGCGATAGTATCGTGCTACAAGTTTTTCACCAAGTTCACCAGTTTTTTTTCTCTTTTCCTTATCACTAAGCATGCTTAGAATCCTTTACCATTTGTTGCAAGATAATTTTCACACTGGTGGTCAATATTTTGAATATTAGTTAGAGTCATATTTTCATCAGTTGAAAGTAAAAAGTTCATATTACATAATCCATTCTGGTGGTTGACGATTTTTCCACGAGTGCATCCGTGACTTACCTACTTTATAATAATGGCGGTAATTTGTCAAGGGATTATCACTGATTTTGTACTCATCAGCCATTGCTGAAGGCATCTTAGTCCATTCATAGTTTTTAAGATTATTTGGGGGAGAAGATAGCATATATGCTAGATCATTTTGAAAGCATTTATGAGTCTTACCATAACGATATGTATATTCTTTGCCAAGTGCATGAAAATGATCGACCAACCAGTTATAGTTCATGATTGATTGACGACACCAAACAGCACTTGGATGATTTACATGGGTAGCAGTATATATAACTGGATCACGAGCATCATCTAGATGCCAACGCTTTACATTACGTCCTGTTTTGGATTTACCGGGTACTTCATTACCATCAATAATCCGATGTGCAGTAGATAGCAATTGCGCTGATTCCAAAATCATTTTTACTACATGTTTATCAACCATCCATTGTGCGGCTTGAGTAGCATCATGACTGAGATAAAAGATATTCACTTATCTATTCCATTTCCTTAGAGCTTGTTCACGGTGAACAGGATTAGCAGTTGAATAAAATAACTTACCATTAAGAAAGTCCATGGATTGTAAAAATACACGTGCTGTTATTCCTGTAAAAGTTTCGGTTCTTACTTCACCATTAGGAGTTGCAAAACGCACTCTACAGTGTTGTGGTCTTTTTATTTTAACACATAAATCAGGATATGTCAATGACTTTTCTTCAAGTCTTATTTGTTGTGTAGAGACTTGCACTACTCTAGGATTAAAACAAACAAAATTTTGTGGATGACCACGCATAGCAAAGACTTTCCATGGTAAGCCAACTTGAATAGCGGTAAGACATAGACCATTATGATCATACATTATCTTAACCAGCTCTTGAGAGAACTCCGTAGGATCTACAGGTGGATTGCTAAAATTAAAGTTTTGACTTACTTCTTTAAGAATAGGATCTTTATAATTTAATATATACATTAATTCATTCACTTCTTATGATTGACAAAGTGCTCATCAAGTTCTTTTTTAGTTCTTTAGTTATATTATTTCTTTAATATTGTCCTTCAATCCTGCTGAAGTTTTTGTGTTTCACAAAGCGAATTATATTTGAGAACTTTTCATTAAGATGTTCCTTGTGAGAGATTACAAATAGAGAGCATTCAGCACCGATTATGTTTAGAATCTGCATGAGCATTTCGGTTGAGTTAGAATCTAAGGATGAGTCCATGATCTCGTCTAGAATAAGTAGATTTGTAGTCATTGAGTTTCTCAATTTAGCTACTGCTCTCCATGTAAAGAGTAGAGAAAGATCAATCCTCTGCTTTTCTCCTTCAGAAAAAGAAGAATAACTAAACTCATCTCTAAATCTAGACTTAATGGTTTCCTCAAACTGGCTATCAAGTTGGAAATCCACAAAGAAATCCATGATTGATAGATACTTATTAATCAGTTTATTAATGATAGGTATATACTGATTTATTATTTTAGTCTTAATACCACCATCTTTAAGTATTGATGAGGCAAATGCAAGAACTTGTTTCTCCTCATAAAGTTCATTATATTTACCGGCAGCAATAGATAGTTCTTTTTCTAAATCAGAAATCTTTAGTTCTGTTTCAGTGTTTATATCATTTTTAGCATTGTCTATTTCATCATTCAGTGAATCAATCTTCCATTGAAGTTGAGAAATAACATGTTTAAATTGAGTCTTTTCTTCACGTATCAAATCGATCTCAGAATTTCCTTCATTATAGATAACGAGTTTTGTTTTTAACTTTGTTTCTAATTTTGAAAGTTTTTCTAGACCAGAGTCTAGTTCGGTAATCTTTCCATTATTGATTTCTATTCTCTCACAAGATAGCTTAGTGTCAATACCTTGTTTGCAAGTTGGGCAGTTTTCATGATCTGTAAAGAACGTAATTTCATTGTAAAGTAGATTTTTCTTAGCATTAAGATCATATTTAAGCTGCTTATATGTTTCGATATTTTTATTGATTGCTTTAATATCAATTTTGTTTTGTCTATCATAGATAATATCATATTGAAGTTGAGCAGAATTCAGTTTTTGTTCTTCAATATTAATTCTGGTTTTAAAATCAAGAATAGTTGCTTTCTTTTCATCAATGAAAACAGTACTTTTGGTTTTTAGTTCTTTGATATGGGCATTAACCAGCTTGATCTTTTGTTCAATTAGTTTTTTTTCATATTCATTTTCGATCAACTCAGCACTATTCTTTTGTAAATCTTCCTTGAGTAAAGTATTCATAGTTGTGAATACTTGTAGATCAAGTAGATCTTCAATGACAGCACGACGTTGACCGGTAGGTAGTTGCATAAATGGCACAAATGATGCCGACCCAAGAATATCTACTTGACAAAATGTTTTATAGTTTAACTTAAGGATTTGCTTTTCTAGAATATCTTGATAATCACGAACGTCTGCCGATTGATTTAATAGAGAATCATTACAATATACTTCAAAGATATTTGGCTTCATACCACGTCGAATCATATATGAGTTTCTACCAATGGAGAACTCAATCTCTACCAAAAGATCTTTTTTAATAATTGTATTCATAAGTTGTGGTTTATTGATATTTCGGAATGGTTTACCGAAAAGAGCATAGGTAATAGAACACAGCATAGTTGACTTACCAGAACCATTAGAACCTACTATAAGTGTAGTACCAGGCTTGCTTAAGTCAATTTCTGTAAACTGATTACCTGTTGATAGAAAATTGCGCCATCGAATAGTTTTAAAGTAAATCACTCTACACCCATAGAAATAGCCTTATTATATAGATTAGTAATCACTGACTCAAGTTTCTTTGTATTTACGATAGAAGAATCAATTTGTTCAATATGTTTTTTAAATATATCTAGTGTTGATTCCGCTTCGGAAATAATCTCAAAATCATTGCTGGTATCCATATTGAGGTGATCTTCAACAATCTGAATATCAAGCGGACCTACTTTTTCTAGTTGTTCACAGAATAGATCAAACCAATATGGATTTGTTTTGTTCTGAATAATAATCTTACAAAGAGTGCCAGAATACTTAGACCAGTCTTGAGTTCTAAATAGCTGTTCGATTGATCCTACATCTAAATCTGAATAGAATATTTTTCGGAACATTTCATATGGATTCTTAATAAACTTTAGATCCAGAGTTTCTAGATCAAGAATGTGAAATCCGCGGTCATCACCATAATCTGACCAAGTAAACTGACCATGTGAACCGAGATAAGCAATA